TCCTAATGCATATAATGCTACGTATCTCAGTGCATCTAAACTGTGGTCAAACATCGTACAGAATAAGTTTGCACCTTTATCAGTATATACATAATTATTTAATTCATTAGCTAGGTTGCCACTATCAGGGTCAACGATAAGCTTGTAGTCTTGTAGTAATGCAACACCTGCTTCTATGCTTCCTGCTCCCTTCTTTGCTCCCACTACATTACAGCCCATCCTTCTTATCTCGTTAATGATACCTGCTGATGCACTATCTCCTATGATGAGGTTTCTCCCACATACAGCTAGGTTAATCTTAGCAATCTCTGAGTTAGTCAATCCACTCTTGAATAGCTCCTCCTTAACGTATATCACTTTCCTCTTCTTGTCTATTGCTACACCTACCAAAGTAGTGGGGTCTCTAAATCCATAATCCTGACCATAGATAATCTGTAATCCATCAGGGTTGAAATCTCCAAACTCCCAATTGGTATATACACATCCTTCAGCCTTATCAAGCCAACCTCCCATTATAACGTGATTGTACTTCTGAGGATTATCCTCCTTCATATCGTCAAAGTATTGTAGTGTTCCCTTAGGCACGAACTCAAGGCAATCGAAATAAGATGTATGTATATAGCACACGTTGTTCTTAACTCCATTAAAGCCTTCTGTTATCCCTCTAGCTTGAAAGTACTTCTTGTATATGAAGTGTTCCTTTGTAGTTGGGTTAAGTATCAACACCTTCACATTAGGCTCTTCTGAGTGTACTCCATTCCCTCTAATAGAAAGAGATATCTTATCGTAGATAGCCTCATCAATCATCTCCTCTGCCTCATCTAGTATAAGCATACTGAAGTCACTCAATCCTTTCAAAGCTGCTGTCTGTTGCCCTGAGCCACTCTTCAATCCCTTGAATACTATCTTCCCGTTATTGACCTTAGAATCAATCCTGTTCTGCTGTACATCGAAAGAAGACTCCAAGCCCATCATCTCAATCCTATCCTCAACCTCAGCAAAGATAGAATCCTTAAGAGATGCGTTAGTGAATCGAGAGTACATAATCCTATGCCCTTTCTGTAGGACAGCAGTCAATGCACTCAATGAAGTAGCAAAGGTCTTCTGAGAGAATCTCCCTCCTGTTATAATGTATGTATCTACTCCCTCAGGTCTATTGAACAAAGGAGAGTACTTATCTGAAATGTTTATGCTCATATCTCCTCGTGGTCTATGTCTGTTGCTGAGGTAAAGTTGATTGTTGGAATAGTAACACTGTTACCCTCTGAAGTGATATCAACTGCTATTGTAGGCTTTCCTATTGTATACTCTAAGTAAAGCTTAGTTGCTTGTGTATCTCCCTTTAATGCGTTTGCTTGAAGCTTTTGGAATACTCCTATGAAGTCTGCCTCTGTAGTTGCCTGAGAGATGAGTTCTCTATAAGGACTCTTTCTCTTATCAATGCCTTTACTCTTTGTGGAGTTTCCTCCGTTGTTTTTTCTCTTATCCATAATATTCAATATAAATCAACTATTGATTCTATAGTAATATAACGTAGAGATATAACTTATTGTTACTAAAGTAAAAAGACTACCTTGTTAGGGCAGCCTCTTATAATGATTATGTTAATCTCTCTTTTATTATCTCGCAATACTCTTCACTCATCTCACTTCCTATATAGTTTCTGTTATTAAGTATAGCCATTTTAGCTGTTGTGCCACTACCCATAAAGCAATCATAAACAATATCCCCTTCATTACTCCAACTTATTATGTGGTCGTTTGCTAATTGCTCAGGGAATGGTGCAGGGTGCTTAAAGGCTTTGTCTTTTGCGTTTAAAAACTCCCAAACATTCTCTTTTTGCTTGTAGTCATTTACTCTCTTGTTATTAGTCTCTACTAAACCGCTGCTACTTGTTTTATGAAAAGTTCTATTGCCCCAAGTTTCTGTGCCTGCGTATTTACAAGCTATCATTATAGGGTTAAAAGTTTTTATCTTACCCTTTACAAAAACAAACATATACTCAAAGCTCTGCTCATATCTCTTATGCGTTAAAGGTACTATTCTCTTTTTTTTATATATCATAGTATCGTGTAATTTAAAACCGCATTCCATAAAGTATAAAGCTTGCTTAAAGCTGCTGCCACTTTCGCTACCATTCTTAGTACCATCTCCAATAACCCAAACTACAACCCCACCTTCTTTGGTAGTTCTGTAGAGTTCTTTAGCTATACTCTCAAAGTCAAAGCTATAACCGTTGTATTTTCTTAGGTTATCATAGGGAGGTGACGTTACAGTCAAGTCTATAAAGTTATCCTCCATTCGTGCCATTGTATCTAGGCAATTCTCATTGTGTGTTTTATTTATCATAGTTATTCTCTTCATTAATTAATCCTAATACTAAGGAACAAGTGTAGTACTCTTCAATCCACTCAAAGTACTTTAAAGCACGTTTAAGAGACTTTTGAATATTTTCCTTATCCAAGTATATATAGTACTCTGTTTCTTCGTCAGCGAGCATTACAATAGGTGTACATCTTTCAACCTCATCTCCCATTGCAACCATCACTAATCTTCTAAAGAATATATCATATTCCTCTATCATCTCTTCGGCGAATAACCCCTCCAATAAACAGGAAGGGTCTTCTAGGTATATCTCAGGTATGTTAATCATCTCTTAAGTTATTAATTCTATTTTCTGCTATCTCAAAGTATTTTTCATCTAGTTCAATACCTATATATTTTCTATTAGAGTTTTGACAAGCTATAGTTAAAGTACCTACACCCATAAAAGGGTCTAACACAACGTCATTTTCTTCGCTACTATTTAAAACCAACTTTTCAAATAACTCAACAGGCTTTTCACTTGGGTGACTTTTACCTTTTACGTTAGGCACATTAAAAACACTTCTGTCTCCACAGTTGTTTATTTTCTTAGCCTTTCCTTTCCTTGCGAAAATTATGTATTCGTGGCTATCCATATACCACATATTTGTAATACAGTTGTCTTTTGCCCAAACCAAAGTCTTAAATATCTTAAAGCCTGCCTCAGAGACATCTATAAGCGTTTGTGATAGGTTCTTGTTGTTAGTCATAACGTAAATATGTTTATCGTCTTTTAAGACCTTAAAGCATTTGGATAGCCATTCTTTTTGATTAACATCGTTATTCTTAAAACCTCCATTTCCTTTGATAAACTTCTCATCTTTTAACATACCTCCCGTGCCACCGCTGTTGCCTCTCTTGGTTGTTTTGTAGGGCGGGTCTGTTACTATTAAGTCAACTTTGTACTCTTTTGCTATCATTCTGTCTAAGATATTAATAGCATCTTCGTTAAATATTTTATTCATAGTTTTTGTTTTTAGTTTAATTAATCTCTTGGCTCGTTAAAGTCTATATCATCATAAGGAGTGTCATTATCCTCCTCTTCCTTTGGAGCTAGTGCCTTGACTATCATCTCCTGATTATGAGCGATATTGGTTACTAAGATATGTAGGTTGTCTAAACGTGTCTCTAGTTCCGCCACCCTCTTCCTTAAGACTTGCTTGTTCAAAGGCTTGCTGTTCTCTAATCTGTTGGTTTCTGTATTCATATTCTTTTAGCTTGTTAAGTGTAGCTCTTTCCATTTTTACGAAAGATGCTAATTGGTTATTGATGAAAAATTCTATTCGTTCTTGAGGTATTCCTTCAAGCAAGTCTTCTATTACTTGTGGCTTATCTAGAGATGCCTTAGTGAGCTTCTGCTGAAGGATTATGTTTCTTTGGACTAAAGCCTCATTCTTTAATCTTAGAGCCTCTGAGACGTTCTCTGAAGCAGTATCTTCTTTATTGATATGTATATCGATTAATAATTCTTGGAGCTGTCTGTATTGCTTTCTGAACAGCTCATCGTAATTGTGGTACTCTTCAAACTTCTTAAGACCGTGGATGATTGTTGCGTGGTCTTTGCCGTTGCTCTGTCCTATTGCCGTGAGTGTTGCTCCGCTCTTTCTAGCAAAGTGATAGTACATTGCTCTTGCTTGTACATACTCTCTAACTCTAGTTACTTTGTTGGTATCACATCCCGTGATTGTCTCAACTGCTTCTCTGATTATCTTAAGCATATTAGTCTAGGACTACGAAGTTAAACCTTGCTGTTAATCCATCTGATAGGTCTTTGGTTAAAGACATAGCTCCTGTCGATTGTTCTAAGCTATATGGTGTGTCTCCAATCATTACCATCTCAGGAGTTGCTGTGTAAGTATTTGACACTTGATATCTGTAGTTACAGGTTTCTTGGTTATACTCATTCTTAATGAACTCATACTCTCTAGTGAATGTCCAAGTGTCTCCACATATACTCTCTGTAGAGAATGGCTCTCCATCTCTAAAGTAGTCAATGTTTACTAGACTGTAATCATCTACTATTGAGAAGCTAGCTTCTTCTTGTGTTTGAATTGTTTCTTCTTTAGAACAGCTCATTAATGTTAATACTGTTGCGAATGTAATTAGTACTTTTTTCATAATTTTTAATTTTAGTTGTTTATATTAAATCTTCTTTGGTTGGTGTTTCAAAATGTATGTCAGCATCTTCAGGGTAATCGCTAAGGATACGTTGACAATCTTTGTCTTGAGCTAAGTCTGATACCATTGTGTTAATTAGGTATCTGTTTTCGTTTACTACTAGTATTGTGTACATATTATTTTAGTTTATTTAGTAATTAATTTGTGCTTTGTAATTGTGAGCCCATACTTCTGATTTGTATGATTTCAATATCTCATCTTCAGAGACTCCTCTGACTTGTTTTTTAACTTCCCACATTTCTGTGTCATAATTAAAATCTACGTATATCCAAGTATTTGTCATAATATTTTGTTTTTGATTATGGTACAAATATACAACCTTTATTTAGTTCTTCAGCTATGTTTCTCTAATTTTAACAAAACTTTAACATTTGTCTTGAGTGAAAAAGCCTGTCCAACAACGTAACAGGCTCTCTCTCAACAACTAACATTAACTAACTTTTTTTGTAATCTTTTAACATTTGTACATCTCCTTTAAGTTCTAGCAGTCTATCGAACATAAACCCTAGTTTTTCAAAAGCTAACTCTCTACTGATACCACTGCCAAGTATTTCTTTCTTGTACTCGAAGTACTCATTCTGAAATTCCTTAGCTTCCTTCTCTTTGCGTTCAATGTATGCATCAAACTTCCAAGCCTTGCGTGTGTTCCTCTTTCTGATAGAGTTAACCATATCATCTACTACTTCTTTAAAATCTTCTATTTTCATTGTGTTTGTATTAAGTTAATATCCCTTTATTTAAAAACAACTTAATGTTTGTTTTGTTACCAATTTTTGACCATCCTAAATGTTAAAGTTTTCTTAAAGACTTTCTTTAAAGTCAATGAAATCTTGTAGGCTTCTCATAATCAAATACTTAAAGCCTGCTTTCTCTATTGTAGCCTGCCAAAGTAATTGCTCCTTTGATTGCTTTCCTGTATCATTCTTAAGCTCAATCATTATAGCTGTACCATTATTATAGTATACCATATCACTTCGCCCCTTGATTAATCCTATGGCTTTGTTCTGACTCCCCTGTATCTTATTGGCAGAGTTATTCAGATTGTAGCATAGCAATCCTCTCTCTTGTGGAAAGTTGTTCCAATGCCATTGAAATATTTGTGCCTGTATTTTTACCTCACTTAGTTTCATATCTTATCTATTGTTGAAATACTCTGTATCTCTTTTTGTTAACGAATTCAAATGACTTCTTATATCCCATCTCTCTGACGAAGTCCCTTGCATCTTGTTTGTCTGTCTTGTTATGTAATACCCAAGAAGCTTTT